CGTGGCAAGATGTTTGAAATCTTCACCAACAGAAACGCTGCGTTGAATTCCAGTATAGCTAGAAGATTTAAGTGCTAGCGCTTGACCGCCACCATCTTTAAGAGCTTGTTCACGAACTAAGAATTTTTCATTCTCAAGTTGTTTATCTGTCTCTGATCTATACTTTGCAGATGCAGACTGCATTACAGCATTTTCTGCTGCACGGATATAGGGGTTAATATATTGCTGTTGTACTGCAGTAGGAAATCCAGCCGGTTGAATATTCTCTCGGTAGAAATCAGTTTTAAGCAGAGACATGACCTGCTTGGTAGCAGCTAAGTCTCCAGCATCTCTAGCTTGAGCAAGGCTTATCTGCTGACCATTAACATCAAACTGCTTACCTTCGTTTTCAATGAGATAGGTATTAGCCCGCTCACCAACAGCCTCGGCCACAGCACGGCTTCTAGCAAACTTACCAGAAGTACTATTCTCACCAAGATAACGAATCTGGTTAGTAGTGATTCCATTGTTATGAATCAGTTCCTGGAAATAAGGGTTCTGAAGGAGTACCTCATCACCAGTATTTTTGCCAAGCTTAGCCCACTCTGCACGTAGCTGAATAGGGTCTGCACCAGACTCAAGGACAGCTTTATCAAAACGTTCTTGCTGAGCATTCCTAACAAGCGTTGTTACTTCTGTCGCTGCTTGCACAGCAGCCGAAGAGAAGTTACCAAGTTGCTTATAGAAATTAGCTTGGTTAATAGCTTGCGTCTCAGCATTTTGAGCAGAAATCTGGTAATTACCAAGAATAGCTTGCTGAACACGCTGCCTATTTTCCATGTCCCGTTGGAACACGAATTGTCTGTTGCTTGCTTCAAGTTGATTGTTCTTATTAAGAGCAGACAGTTGCCTGTTCTTTTCAGCAATATCAAAAGCAGCAGCTTGTTTTAGAGACTGAATAGCATTGTTACCTTGGTTCAAATACTTATTAGTCTCATCTGGTACCTGAATAGGGTTGAAGCCTCCAGGTCTAGCATAACTTGTAAACTTTGCCATAATTATTTAAATGCAGAGTAAACACCAGCCGCCATGGAAATATCAGATGCAAGTCCAGTAAGACCAGCAAGCCAAGGATCAGTGTATTGTGCATCCACTTCAACAACCTTAGGAAGGTTCTTGGGACGCTTAGGCATTTGAAGAGTTGGCCGCGGAAGTTCTCTAGGAGCAGGTAGCGGGATAGGCGGAAGGGGTTCAAGCATAACACTTGCAATGGCATTAAGATCCCCTTGATACTTACTAAGAGCAGCTTGATTACGCATTGCTTTACCTTGATTAGCAAGGCTGACACGAGATGCAGCAAGCTGCGCCTTATCAAGATAGAATTGGTTATTAGCCATTTCAAGCTTTTGATTAATGTCAAACATGCTAAGACCAAATGTTTGTTTAGCACCAAACACTTCCTCAATAATTGCAGATGTCCGAAGACCTGCTTCTGCAATAGCTGTTTGAGCTACCTTCTCTGCACTAACACCAGAAGCACCTCTAGCTACAGCTGCACCCATGTTCTTCATTGCTTCAACGTAGGCAGCCTGTTGTTGAATTTGACCTTGCGCAACAGTCTGATTAAAGGTAGTTTGAGCTGCCTTTTGGTTCATTACCTCACCAAGTTGCCTATGCCTAAATTCCATCATAGTTGACTTCTCTTCAAAGTCAAGCATGACATTTTGCTCTTGCTCCCAGCGAGCAGTATCCATTAAAGCATAGTCATAAGCAAATTGGTTGAAGTCCATCTGCTGGGCAGCTTGCTGCTTAGATTTAGCAAATGCCCGCATTTGGTTGGCATAATCAAGTGCCTGAATCTGCATCTGATAACGGTAGTTATCTTGCGCAATAGCGTCTTGATATGCATACTCCTCTTCAATATTTTGCCGTTGAATATTGATAGAATTTTTGTCAAACTTAAATTGACGCTTCTGATTCTTATTGGTGAATCTACGCGCTACTCTATTTTTTTTGTTGATAGCAGCAGCTTGTTTCCTAGATGCTCTGTTTTGAGCTTTAGCACCAAGGAAGTTAGTAATCATACCAATAGGCATCTATCAAGCCCTCCTATAATAACGTGGTGCGTAATTACCTTCCCACTTCATACCATTAAGAGAGACTGGGAACGGTGAATTACTATTTACTTTAATACTAAAATTAGTATTCTTTTGATGAATAGGCACGGTTAATGTTGTACGATCAATAATAGGTGGGTTGTTAGCTACATAGTAATTAGCATACTGCACACCAATAGCAGGTCTCCAGTCAGGAGAACCGTACTTACTAACAAAGAAGTTTACTGATCCCGTAAGACCAATATCAAACCTCATACGTGCAATAGTCAAAGAACCTGACCAGTCAAGATCATTTTGCTGCCTATAGAAATACCGTGGTAGTTCTACATCAAAGTCAAAACGATAGCCAACTACTAAGTTGTTTTCTTTACCAGTCCAATCACCAAGCAATAACCAGTTACCACTACCATCTACTTCAATTTCACCAATGAAATTAGCTTCACTGATCTGGGTAAATGTTTGGGTATAAATAGTGTCGTAGTCATTTGCTGTACCTTTCTGTGCTGTAGGAATAGTTACAGCAATAGGTGTAGCAGTGGTGATGTGATTATACGGTTTAGGGATAGTAGACTTCTTACTTACAGAGTCGTATGTAATAGTACCTCCAGCAGACGCTAGGAAGTAGTGATCTAACCTAGTAGTAGCGAAGGTCGTAACAAGCTGTGTAACCTCTTCAGGGAGGCTGTAGGGGTCTTGTACGGTATCTATAAGAAGCACTCGATACTGACCACCTTCACGAATCAACAGGATGAGATAGTTATCTAGCATCACCGTGAATTCAAGTTGACCAGGAACCTTCCATTTAAACCATGCTTGCATGGCTACTTCTTTACCATCGCTAAAATACTTGTAGAAGAACAAAGTATTCAAGCTAGGACTTAGTACACCAAGCAAAGAATCTTGAGCGTTGACAATCAACTGCTCACAGTCAGGTGGTAGATAACCAGAAACAATCTTACTAATGTCAGAAACTTCAGCAGATTCTTGATTACCTCTTGGCTGCATACCAAGAATCTTAGAATAACCAGGTGTTTTAGTTACAAAAGCAATGAACCCACCTGTATCTTTAGCAGGTGTAGTCTTGTCGCTTTCATATTGACTTACAGTACGAATGATAACGTCTGATGGAGAGATGACTCCACTTTCAGAATAGATTAGATACTGTTCATATTCACTAAAGACAACAAGACCTTGAGCTTGTGCAACAGCACAGTAAAGGTTACTGACTTTAGTACTAGATGTTTCTACATCAACAGGGTCAGAGGCAAGGACTGTTTGAGCACTGGTAAAGAAGAAGTTCTCAAAGTCTTTTGCCACACTCATAGCAATTGTATCTGCTGTAAGGAGGACAAGCCTATTACTGTAGACAAGACCAAATTTAATTGATGTACCTACAAAAGAAGGTACTGGATTACCGTAGTCATTACCTGTAAGACGTGGAGCCCAAGTTTCCTTACCGATGGTAAAGGTATTAGTGCCTGTACTACGAATCTTATAAGGCATTGTCTGAGCATTGAAACCAGTGGATGCAAGTTGAGCAATGAACTTACCACCAGTGGAAACAGGTAGACCACTTTGATCTACATCAATATCCCAACCACGGTCCTCTTCCCAGTAACCAGAACCTGCATTCACAGCACTTGTTGTGTCACCAGTAGCATTACCAGTAGCGACAAACTTAACGTAGTAAGATGCACGCTCATCAATAGAGTTAAGGATCTTAACCCTACGACCAGGTTTAGTAAATGCAGCAAGACGAGCTGAGGAGGTTACTTCATCCTGATAGCTAGTCAACGACACACCTTGAATACCAGCTTTCACTTCAATAGTGAAAGGAGTTTGACCATCCTTACGTTCAATCTCCAAGCTATTAGAATACTTGTAGATGTTATAGTTAGTACCTACTTTTGCTTCAAGATCTGTCTTTAATCCACTGAGGATTTCATCAGCATCTACAGGATCACCACGAGTCTCAGCAGTTGTAACATCGACTGTAGTAAATGAACATTTAGTACCACCTACCCAGATTGCATACTCTTGGTCATAATCAATGCTACCAAGAATAACAGTAGCACGTGCCCTTAGGTAGTAGTTACTCTTGGCATTCATCAATACATTTGTATTCTTATTGATCACATAAGTTTGATCAAGATAAGTGAATGTATGGAATGCTTCAGAAGACGCTACACCAGCAGCCTTAGTAAGATAGGCAACTACATCAGCATCAGTTTTATTAGCAATAGTAGCTTCAGTAAAGACCAATTGATTACCACTAAAACTAGGAACAGTGTTCCAGATACGAATGTTACCAGTAGTTGTGATAACACCAATGTATCGTTCATCGTTGTCCCTAGCAATAGAGAACCAGTAGCCATCCTTTAGCGTGTCCGAGGGGTCATTTACATAAGTAGCTAGGGTACCCAGAAACTGACTACCGTTTCTTTTAAGAAGACCGTAGGTAGGATCAGGGTATCCATTAAGGATCTCATTAACTTGTCCTGGCTTCTTCTTGGTATCACTCTGACGACTAACACCACCCAGGAATGTAGGAATAGATTGAGTGATTGCTGCCATCAGAGTCTCTGCAGAGTGTTATACGGTTGGTAGCTTTGGTAATAAGTACCTTGACGTGGGAAGCCAAACATACTATAATCACCTTGATTGCATTCATATTCAAGTGCCATAGCACGAGCAAATGCTTCCTTTTGTTGGAGGATCTGGAACTGAGTACCATCACCCACAAGACGAGAAGATGCAATAGAGGCAGCTTTACATGTAATATAATCTTGAATAGGAGACGGAAGATCTTCCCACTCAAATAGCCAAACGACATCACAGTAAATGGTCTCAGTCCACTTATCTTTATGATTCATTCGATCATAAAGTTTGCCGTTTCTTTTTACAGCATCAACATCCCTGTAACCAACGTACTGTGGATCATCAGAAATGTCTAATTGCAGAACATTGTTAGGCCAATTAATGTACCCATTAGAATCAGGCTGGAGTGGATAGTTAAACTCTTTATTAAAAGTCCATCCTTCACTTTGTACTTCTCTTGATACTTCCCACAAAGTATCGTATATAATCGCAACGTCCGGGTTGGAAACGATAGTGACTTGATTACCATTACTGTCGGTAATAGTCTCAGTATCAATAGCAGTTACAGGAGCCTGACCAACTGACGCCAGGATCTGATTGACAGCTTGCAGCTCAGTCTTAGAGCCAGTGGTTGAGTATAGCATAACAATAGTGTTATTAGCAATATAAAAAAAAAGGGAGAGCAATAAAGCCCTCCCCAGTTAATCAGACAGCAGCGCGAGCTGCATCCAGTGCAGGAGAATCAGCTTCCACACCAGCATAAGCAGTGCGGAAACCTTGAGTCTCAGAGTACACAGTAGAAGCGTTTACGGCAGAGCCGAAACCACTACGGGTTTTAGAAACCGAACGACGAACAGCGTGGTTATCAGAAACAGCGAGAGTACCGTTATCACTGTAGGTGGTACCATAGGCACCAGTCACAGTACGAGTAGCAAAGTTGACAGTTCCAGCCACACCATTGCCGCCAGCAGCAACAGTCAGGTTAGCCATGTTTTATCAAGCAATGGGAAGAGTAGAACCAGTGGTAGCATCACCTTGGATACCGCCACTTACAGTGCGACCATATTCTACAGGAGTGGGAGGATTCAGAGTTTGAGACTCCGAAACCTCACCTGCAGGATCAGTCACTTTCACAACCTTAGAAGTACCAGGAGTGATAGACATAATC